AAGTTGGAATTCTTCACCGCTCGCTGGCGTGCTCTAGGCCACCGCCCCAAGCTGTACCATCGTACGGCTGGAAGTGTGGCAGAATGCGTCGGACACCATTTCTTGGTGGAAGAGAACGGATTGGTCGAGGGAAGCGGTGCGCCAGATTTGTTGCGAAGCCTGTCCTCTGTTGCCTATTGTTGTAATGACTTGGGCGTCAAGAGTGCTGTGGCTGGAGACAAGATTGGATTGGCGCGCGCAGTTGCTCCGGGGTTGATCTCACGTGCTTACAAGTTGGCTTTGGCCTACCCTAACGTTGCTCGCCGGCTGTTCACCATAGCTGGGACGATGATGGGGAGCCACAGCCGGCATGTCACTTACAGCCGTGATGACTTGGAGGCCCTCGGTGTGAATCCCGACGACTTTGATGTGCTGCCGAAGGAGTATAAGGCAGATGACATCACTGGCGACGAGAAGATCATTGAGGCGACTACACGTTGGCAGGATATGTACGACAGAACAGAATCCCGGATTCATGCTGGCCTGGCATGCAACGGTTCATCTGAGTCGGAACGTGCAGTTCTTCTCCGCTTTGCAGTGGACGAGGGCTCATGGTACGATTTCTTGGACGCGTTCGATAACGTGCAATGCGGTTCTGACCAAGACGCATTTCGGGCCGCCATCGTTGGCTTGCTGACGGTGGGCATCAATTAGGGTTGCGTGGGTTTGTGTGTTGTCCCAGAACAATGCACATGCACGGGGAGGTTCATGTATAGCTAGACTGAACCATTTTTAGGGGGCGTACGATGCTGTTGGAGGGCAGCCGTTCTCGTACGTAGTAGGTGGCGCTGCGGATCTGTTGCTCCAGTCAGGCGGAGGTCCGGTGCTTTATTTTCAGCACGCTTGGGGTGTGTATAGGCCATTTTGGCCATCCCAGCCAGTGTAAAGAGGGGAGGCCAGTCCCCGCTACCCAAATTACCTTCTGTGCGTAACAATGCCCGTTGTTGCGCCCGAGCCAATTAGTGGTCGCGACCGCCGCGACGAAGGTGAAGGCCATCGTGGATGCTTGACAAGCAGTTACACCACGCAACCTACTGTTCTATCTGGATGAACCTGAGTCCATGAGCAAGGCCGGCGAGCTTGTGGATAGGGGAGACAGTGGTTGAGGTTACGGTCAGTGTTTGTTGCTAGCCCTATGGATAGGAGCAACTTTGAGCTTAGACATGCATAGGTAGCGCATACTTGCATGTCGTGCTTGACACTTAGTCTGTGCGTTAGGGTGGCGTCAGTAGTTGCAGGGTACCTAATGAGGCTTGCCTCTCCTGTTTGCTGGCGTCGGCGTTTTTCCTCCTGCCGGTGACTTGTATAGTTGTTTGATGACGGGCTGTTGTCCAGTTTGTAGTGCACCGCCTCACACGCGCTGCTGACTACACGCTGTATGCATTTAGTGCCATAGCCATGGTTTCCTGTTTGTGTCTAGACGCGGTTTTGTTCCCATTACACCGTTCAACTACGACCTCTCACACTTCAGGAAGTGCCCTCAGTCTTGAGCTCAACCATCAAATGTGTAAAGTTGTCCCCTAACCGGCCGCCCTTCGGGCTTCTGTGTGTATTTCCTTTTCTGCGATTCTCTCCTTTCTTTCGTCAACTTGCTATGGCTGGCGAAAAGCGAGCGAAGAAGCCCGCCTTCTCCAATGGGAAGAAGGGTGCTGGACGCAAACCGCCCACGGCCAAGCGCGCTGCTCCCAAGCGTGCTCCAAAAGTGGCATCAGCTTCTCGTGCGATGGCGAAAAGTCGCGAGAGCTCGGATCCTTTCAATCCCTTGAATACCGCCATCCCACCCGGGTTGTCACTCATGACGCACGTGTTCCCCATCAACCAGACTGCTCGATCCGATTTCGACACTGCGTTGAATCACGAGTATATGGTGATAGTCTCCGGCGTTGGTGGCATTGCAAATCAAGGACTGATCATCGATTGGATTCCAAGCACTCCTCTTTCCGTTCCGTCACTCACGAATCTTACGCTGCCACTGGTTGCCCTTTCTGCGACAGCCGGTGGACCGACCTCTTCAAAGATCTCGAAGTCAGGCCTGCGTGTCATAAACGCGACTGCCCCACTCTACATGGGTGGTCGTTGTTTTGTGGCGCGTCTTGATCAGAGGTTTTCGTTGCCGGCTGCACCCGGCTCCATGACTCCTGCGCAATGGACCGCATTCCAGGCGACGCTGAAAGCCCTACCCCCAAGCTTCGGG